CTTGAGAAAGGTGGTGTCATGGAGGCATGGGATCTGTCTGGCACACACAGAAAGGAGCGCAGAAGATACATGGCGTGACGGCTTAATCAAGTCATTACATAATAGTAACGCATATAGTTTGAGATGATACAAAAATCAAGAATGTTGCTATGTTTCGATGTACCTGATGGTGTAGTCATTGACTCAAGATGAAGAGCGGGCGGCGGTGTTGCGTCTCGTATACTTGTTGTACTGCAAGTGCACGTTCGTCAATCGTCGGATGCTCTTGGCGAATGAGCTTCAGAACACGGCTCAAAAGCAGGTGCTGGTGTCCACTATCCTGATCGAGTCCTTGGATGCGGAGGTATGACAACGCGGTGTTGTCGGAGCACTGGAGTGGTTTCTCTGGAAACAAAAGGAGAGAGATGATCTCTTCTTGCTGTCGATAAATCGACCTTCCGGACACGGAATGACCTAAGAAGGTCACTGTGTTGTAGGAAAAGTGCTGCATAACTTTGATGACTGGAGTGTCGTTCTTGAACACTTTAGAGAAAGCCTCTGTCGCGAGGGCTGATGATAACTTTTCGGCTGTAAGGCCTTTAGCAATGCTATCGTCCCCGAGGCATGTTAATCGGAAAGGCGTTTGACCTAGGTTGAACTTCTCCTCAATGTAGAGGTGGAGGTAGGTCTGGCGAAGAAAATTTGTGATGGTGGAGGTCATGGTCGTTAAGATGCGACCTGAAATTGAAATGTCATATGTATGGTATATGACGTCTTCGAACTGGAATGCAATAACCGCAGCATTTCTGCGTTTAATGAATCCGTACGCATACGTTTCCAACTTAGAAGGGTCCTTGATGCACTGGAAATAGCTGTCGAGGGCAAACGTCTGTTCGGCAGAACAAACAAGGCGATCGAACCTGCTGTAATCCACTTCGGTAACGGGATGGGTGATATTCGTCTCCTTATCGAAATGTGGTGCGTATGAGGAAATGAGTCCCTTTAATGAAGACAATGTTTGACCATAGAATACTGGTGGATTGCTTAAGCTTGCCAATGATTTGAAGTGGTTGTAGAGTGGGATAGCTATAACACTTTCTAGCAAGATAAACTGGAATATGTTCGCGAAAATGGGTCGCGATTTTGGAGAATCTACCGTTGAGGGCGCTGATCGTGGAAACACGCTTATCACGGCTTGGTGAAAGAATTCTTCTGGAATTGAAGATGGCTCCGGGTACTTAGACATGATATTGCGGGCGGCTTCTAAAGCTGCTGGGTATGCCTCAAGCTTGCTTTGATGAGGATAACCTGGTCCGGCTGCTGATCCTTGGATATAAGGAATCTGGTCTAAATCCGTAAATCGGGTCCTGGTTGCGGGGTCGAATGATCGGAAAATCCGTCTGGATGTAATATCCTGGGCACGTCGCCATAAATTCGATGGTTCGAACTTGACAGGCTTGGGTCTAACATACGTTAGGAATCGTGCGAAGAACGATTCTCTTGAATAATTCGAGCGGGTAAACTGGCTGATCTCGTCGATCTCTTTGAACTTTACTCCGACTTTCGTGAGGTAGCGTTCAGCTACTAAATCTTTGTGACGCACACCTTCATACTTCTGAAGAGGATTATGAATCCGTGGAGGCGCTTCGGTCGGGCTTGCCATAGAGCAACAAGAGCTG